TAGCCCTGCCCAAAGTCTCATAATTATAGAAGCTTAGGCAGTCATCAGCCACATTGCACATACTATCATCACCATACACAATGAAATAGACCTTCTCAGAAAACTGAGAAAGGCCCTTAATTCCAAGAGGGTGTAGCTTAATCCAGCACATGATATGCAGTTGCTTATTCAGCAACGAATTGATAATGGCAGTCAAGAAATGACCACTCGGAAGGCTCTTAAGCCACTGATATAGCGTACTTCCACACAAATGTATGGAATTCACCAAGTCAGCGAACAAAACCCGCCGAATCTGGGCATTCTCTTCCCCATCATCATACCAACGGTTTATCAACTCACAGAGTGCCTCAAATAAAGCGGCATACTCTGAGGTATCAAAACCATGGAAATCACCTGCCAAGCCATGTTGTCCTTTCGAATGCATATTCTTGAACAGATAATCCCAATCTTCAGAATAAGGATTAATCCCGACACCACAACCAACGTTGATATTATTCTTCATCAACCAGATCGTGAAGTCCAGGAAGTACATTCTGCACAAAATTGTGTACAGAAGGGGGGCTGCAGACACTAACCGCGTCTTACAGTCCCTCACTCTATCCTTCTTCCGAAGTTCATCCTTAAGAGTATCGACATAGACATGAAGAGATCTCTCACCCCTCTTAGCCTTCTCAATGCAACTCAAAGCCTCTTCCTTAAGAGCGATAGTCTGAGGGGAGGAGAAATCATATCTCTCTTCCTTCCCAAAATACCACTCCTTACCCCTGAACCCAGGTTTCGGGTTACAGACGTAAGGAAAACCTGCAGAGGTCCCACGAGGTATAGAGTTACAAAAGTCGACACCCTCAATTCCCTCACACGCTTCCTCAAAAGAATAAATTTTCGAGGTGCGATTCGGTGAGAGAAAAGGAAGCCACTGAGAAAACATATAGTCACTAGCAACGGCAATAAGGTCGAAATCAGGAACAATAGTTGGAGCACCATACTTTTCAATAGCAATGTGCTTTGGATCCAACACTGTACCATTACTCAACACTTTCCGCGCCAAACGAGCAGGCGCTTTCTCAGTGGGAATCCACATATTATAGAGGACCGAACGCCTAATCTTTGTGTCAACAGGTTGGCTAACAGTTTTAGGCAAGTCATAATAAGGAACAAAATTCCCTCTAAATGGCAATGCCATACACTGTGGCTCAAGCTCGATTACCTGAGCTGGTGGTGGATACTGTTGCGGGAACAACTCAGAAATTGCCATAAGGCACTCCTTCGTCACTATCGCTCCAATGCCATCACCTTGTGTATTACCAGCCACATGGATGGCAATAAACTTGCCTGGTCCTACACTCCTATTCTGGAGCGCAGCAACCATGCCACAATCGCCAACAGTTGTGTAGGCTCGGTAATACAAGACATTCCTCACAGAGTAAGTACCCTCCTCTGTAGTCACCTCTTGAGGATCGTACATGAAGGCAGGAGTGCACTTCTCCACCTGGATTGTTTTAGTACCATGCCGCCGAGCACCAATTAACTGTATAATTAAATCTAAAGGTCGACTTAAACAAGCTTCAGGTACGAAATAATGTCGGATATCAGGATGCTGATGAACATGCGGCAAATGTACCGCAGCCAAATCATTGGCTTTGAAATAGTCATCCTGCTTATAATCCAACAGCATATGTACCGGGACAGGTATAAGCTGATCCGTAAACTTGTTATGCATGTAAGCCGTACTTTCTCTGGTGGCCTCACCAGCATCTATAAGTCCATTTATCTGGGCTATAAAATGCTTAGGTAAGACACCCGTACGACCATATATCATGGTCAGAAAACCAAAACGACCATCCCACCCATGAAGGGTGAGTTCGTATTGGTTCTTACTAACCAACTTGTCGACCAAAGCGGGCAAGTTAGGATCAACCCCACCCTGTGGGTGAATGACCTGTAACTTAGCT